CTGACCCGCTGTAGCGCCGCTTGTAAGTACAACCTTTTTAGAAGGCGATGTAACGATGGTGTAGTCAGTCGTTAAAGTTTTATCTATTCCGTCAATCTCTACAACGACGTGTGAATCTTCGAGATAATTAAAGTTAAAAGCGAAATCTGTCTGCGCGGCAGTTGCGGTGTAATCGACGTATGTATTAGCCATGATGATTTATAATTCTTTATATGTTATTGGTTAAGTAATGAAAGTACAGAAGAATGATCTGCGCCCGCTTTAAAACTGCGTTTAGCGCGTGTAACTTGTTCGTAGTAATCTTCTAGTTCTGGAAACTCTTGCATTGTTTCGTCAAGCGCTTCGCTTCTGTATTTAGTAAGTAAGCTAGTAATTTGCCGTATACGCGGACTAGGTAATCCAGGTTCAGAACGATCAGATAAACGTTGATAGTTTCTTGATTTAATTAAACGTTCTAAAGCTTGCCTTAATGTTCTCCCGCCTATCTTTACAGTCTGTAACTTTTCATTACGTCTGTCGTGAGCTGTTTGACCTTTAGCGTTTGTATAACCCAACAAATCAATCAAACCGTTATAAGTAGAAGGAGGTTCACGGAACGCATGGTTAAGGTTTGCCATTTCATTTAATACAGTATCATTCTTTTGCGTACTTGTGGCAATCGGATTTATTGCGCCTATGATTGGCGTGTTTTCAATTATTACTTCTTCGCCTAATAAATTACGTTGAGGGTCGAGGTTATCACGTCCTCCAGGAAGTTTATTTAATAAAGCATCTGCTAAACTACGTACCTCTCGTGATTCTTGGTCGCCTGTACCATATTGTATCTGATTAAGAAACCCGCTGTAAGGAAGCATTGAAGAACCTAAGTTACGTAGTAATCGGTCGCTATAACGTTCGGGGTCGGATAAAGCTTCTGTAAACAGCTGCACACCAGCAAGATACGATTTATTTGTAACGTTTCTAGCAAATGTAATAGATAACGCTGAAAAGATGTTTTCATACGTAGATGTGTTAACGTCTTTAGGTGCTTTAATTCCTGTGTCTACTAGGTCAGCGCCTACACCTAAAATCGTTCCTAACGGGTCAAGTCTTTGATAGCTGTAATATTTACCGTCAATTTTAAAACTGTAAGGTTGCCATCCTGTCGCTCTTAACGCTTTCTTTTGCTTCTCATCTTTTGGTCCACCGCCTGTAATATATTCACGATTGTTTACAATAGTATCAATAAGAACAGCAGTTAACGCGGTTGAAGTTGCAAGTTTACCCATAGTTCTAGAGCGCTCTATAGGATCAGAAGACTTAATACCTTCAAGTAATTGCTTTCGTTCTTCCTTTAAAAATCCTGGCATTAATACGCCTGGAGTACGTTCAAAAGCAAACGCTAAGATGTTAGTAGGAGTACGTACAAAAGGCATAACAAACCGCAAGGGTGACCACGATTGGGTCGCTCTTTGTATCGTCGCTCCTAACGATCCTTGGTCTAGGTCTTTTGTAAATGTAAGATAACGCGATTCTTCTAATGCGAAATCAGCAAGAGCAGACACGTCTTTACCTTTTGAATTATCTTGTACGTATTTACTAACGAACTCAGACTTTTCAGAAGCGTCCTTAATACCGTTCTTATCCGCCATTAAAGCGCCTTCTCTTATAAGCGACTCTTCAGAGTAGTGACGACCACCAGAAGTAATTACATCTTCCAAACCTTTTTCAACGTATTGAGCAAGTTGACGTGGGTCTTTAATACCTTGTTTAGTAACACCGTCCATAGCGAGTTTAAAACGCGCCGCACGACGATAGTTAAGTTGTTTAAAAAACTCATCCGTTGTCATAAGAAGACGAGAAGGAAGACGTAGGAAATTACCAATCCCTTCGACCGTACCGTATCCTCGTTGTCCTTCTTTCATACCAAACGCTTCAGGTACAATCGCGTCACGGCGTCCTTCATTAAACGCACGAGCGTCGGGGTCTAATAAGTTCTCACCGCTTTTAGCGGCGTTCTTAGCAAACTTCATCGCTTCGCGGAACATCGACATATCTGCCCAAGATGCAAACGCTTGTTTAGTTACTTCTAAGTTACCCGACAACACACCGCCTACAGCCGCTTCAAGCGTTGACCAAACTGTTGTTAAACCGTTACCCATGATGTTGACCATCTGTGTACGTGGACCACTCAATATACTGTTAATCCAATACTCTGTAGCTACGTCTAACAGCTTGTGACCTTGAGTCTTACGAGCAAGTTTAAACATGCCGTTTATGCTCGATTCCAAGTCGTTAGGGTCGACACCTTCTAAAACTGCGTCGCTAATTTTATCGGGCGACATACCGCCGTTTTCATTAACAAAGTTTTTACGGATACCTTCGCCTGTCATCTCGTTACTATCCAAACCTATCTTTCTTCGACTACCACCGCCTTGACGACGCACCCCAAGAGCAAGAGATGTTTCTCGTCCTAGCTTCCAATACATCTCGGAGAACTGAACCATTTCTTGAAAGGCGTTTTTAAGATTAGCTGTAGCAACGTCACCACCACCAGAAGCTTTATATTCTTGGGCAATCTTATGAAGCTTGTTTACCATACCAGTACCTATCTTCTTATAAATGGTCGCTTCAAGTCTCACTTGTCGTTGGTTCTCAACAGTTTGTTCCATATGTTTGAAACGGTCTGTCATGTCGTTATCACCGAAATCAACAGGTAATTCTTTCTTAGCTTCAGCGTCTAACTTAGACATCGTTTGAGGGTCTTTCATTACCTCCGCTCTTAACGCCGCTGTAAGCGAGTGTAATTGATCAGCCGTCTCAAAACGTGGAAGTGTTACTTCTTCGCCTTTTGCAATAGCTCGTGCGATGCCAGAATATTCTGGAGATACTTCTTTACCGAAGTCCTTCATCTCAGCGACCCTACCACTACTAAAATCTAAAGGAGCTTGACGCTGTATCTTAACATTACGTTGTTTGATAAAGTCGTTAAATATCTTTTGTCTTTGGTCGATACCAAGTTTTGATTTAAGACTAGCAAACAAATCTTTTAACAGGATCGCCATCTCTTGAGCAACACGTTTAAATGTCCCTGAAGCGGCTAAAGCGTCGTCTGCATCTAACTTAGATAGAAACGCATCTGTCATTTCTTCTGCGAAGTATTCGTCAATATCAGAGAATCTATAATTGTCTTCGTTGTACACGCCTTTCTTAAAGTTTGTTAACTCTTTAGAACGTATAGAAGTTGTAACAGTAGAGGGGTCAGCAGTAATCGGACCGTCACCTAAACTTTTAAGATAATCTGCTCGTGCCTTTTCAAACTGTTTAGTTAAAGCTGTGACATCTTTCTTTGGTAAGTAACGACTTAAACTGTGCCAAAGCTCGTGTATCATAGGACGTTTTAAATCGCCCTCTTCAATAGCACTCTTACGAATTTCTAATAGTTTATTTGCAAAGTTAAATCTACCACGTGCTTGTATTTTACTTGTAATCGACATAGATACATCGTCAAACATGCGTTCACCAATTGTGTCTATAAATGTTTCAATGTCTTTTACATCTTCGGGGTCAGCGCCCTTTACAGTAAATTTAGCTTGAAGACGCTTCTTAATGTAGTCAGGACCGCGACTACCTTCTAGACCTCTTTTCGCTTCTAGGTTTGTTTTGTGAGGTTGACGAGGAGGACGCGCTTCGACAAAATCTTCAAGCGCAAATATACGCTCTAGTCTTGTTCCTTCTACAGCAGTAGACGGTGTTTCCTTAGTCAACTTAGAAGTATTTTTTAAAGCCTTTTTATCCCATATAACACCTTGACTAATGTCCCAGCCCTTTGTCCACGATGGTGCGTTGTTTCCAAAACTTTCGAGGTCTACTTCGATACCGCTCCAGTCCTTAGACATTTTGTCCCAATCTATCTGTTGAGTTAAAGCCTCTTTAGCATCTGCATAACCTGAGTCGCCCTGTTTTATTGTTGTGAATTTGTTAACAAAGTTACCTTGTTCGTCTTCAATCCAATTATCTTTTACTCTGTCGCCTTCAACAAAATCGGTTTTTACTAAATACTTATCTTCAAACTCTTTAATATTTGTGCTATCGAGTTTAAAAATAACTTCTTGATTAAGGTCTAACTTATGGGCGTTAGTACCGCGTCTTGACATAGCTGGCGCTTTTTCTTGTATATGCGACAACCACTTATCACCGCTTGCATAATATAAACCTTCGGGCTTATTTACAGAAGGGTCTGTACTGTCTTTAACTTGTTGAGTACCTGTAAAATCAACTGTTTCTTTATTGCTTAAATGAACCGCATCATTTTTATTTTCAGTTGCTATCTTGACTACTAAATCTTTGTCTCCGCCCAGTAGTTTAGTATCCTTATATTTGTCGCTTAATACCTTAAAAGGTGTTTCGCCTTTTCTAAGTTCTTTGTTTAATATCGCTCTTTTTAATGTTCTTACGCCTATACCTTTTTTAAAGGTAGGGTCAATGTCTGTGATTTCACGTAGTAAGTCTTCATCGCTTAGTTCTACATCATCGGTTCTAGGAAATTCCTCGCCTTTTTTAATTATTTTATCAGAAGAAAAGTCGTAACTAAATTTATTTAAATTAAAAACATTTTCTACAATTAAAGTTTCAAACTCGGCTAAGTACTCTATGTCCTTTTCAAAATCTTTTCCCCACACATAATCGTCAGGTAATCCCTTCCATTCAATAAAATTTTTTTCAGGTATAAAATGCGCAGTAGAGTTGTTTTTTAAAGCACTACTTAACATTGCTCCTATTAAACGAGTTTCATTTATCGGAGACACAATAGCAGAAGGAATATATAAATGATTTCCGTTAAAAGCGTGTTGTAAAATTCCTTGGTACAATTTAGAACCTATATCCGTACCTCGTTTTCCTGCCTTTTTTCCAGCCGCTCCCGAAGCATCTACACTTAGATATGTATTTCTGTTTTTAAAAACTGATTTATCTACAACGCCAGGACGTAAAAGGTTTTTAATGTGATCGTTGAAAAAGCCAGCTACCTTAAGGTCTCCTGCTTCGTCTGTGTCTATTTTAAAACTATAAATTTTAGTTTGGAAGCCAGGATCGTTTGGGTCTGTAATTTTTAAATCACCTGCCTCAACTTCAGGTATGTATAAATCCCCTTCTATTTTAAGTTGAGGGAACACGTCCGCAATGGATTCTTCTA